GGTTCAATCTTAGCAGCCTTCGGCTTACGAGGCTTCGCTGCTTTCTTCGGAGCCTTCGGCTTAGTAGCCTTCTTAGCTTGAATAAGCTCAGCGAATTGCTTCGGCACTAAATCGTATTCGAAGAATTCTTGAATATCTCCATGAGTCATATGAGAATCTTGGTCGGCATGGTGCTTATTCAGAATCGCATTGAACACTTTTGTCAGTCCATAACGTTCCGAAGGAACCGTAGCTTGAATCGCTGCAAAGTGATTTGCTACAGCCCATATCTGCTTCTTCGAAGCTATACGATTAGAATCTATATTTGCGAATGTATTCATGTTGAAATTTCCTGTGGTTGAAAATCAGCGGTGGTGCCGATTTGACGATTTCAAAGCTACAGATTGTCGAAACCGATGTCAACATCTTTTCGTGTGTGATTAATCGTGATCGCATTATGCGTGTGTTAACAGGTGTGAAAAAAGCCAGTGAGCTGATTTCGAAGGATGGATTTCTTTAGGTGTGTGTTGAAAAGATAAGTTATCTCTCAACATATGCGAGCAGAACGGTGATTGAAAACAGCGGCATTCCCTTTGGGAATAACTTAAAAGCTACAAAATCTAATAAACTAATAGTGGCATTAATCAATAGATTAATATATGCTGTAAGTTATTGAAAACTATGGAGCCTTTAGAGAAGTATCTATTGATACTTAAAAGTCTCAGAAGTCTTTATATCTGGCAACCAGTTTAAAAGACTTGATAGATCTTCAAAGTCTTTAGAGATCTGGATGCGTATCTGTGCAGATCTTCATAGATCTTTAAAGACTTTGAGGGGTGGGCAGGTGACCATACCCCCTCCCCCCTATATATATACAATCTCATACATTTTTACAGGGTTTAGGATGGAAACTAGTTTGTGCCGCAGCCTTTAAAGGGACTTAAAAGGGTAGGTGGAGGTAGGAATGATGGATATGACTTATATATCTATATAACGGGGAGGACGTTAATATTATTATACTGTTGAGATCACGTTTTGTCAAGCAATATATACAGATACATATACACATGGCCCACTTATATGTAGTTATATATAACTAAATGTTATAAAAAGACTTGACAGACCCCCTATCTAGCTGTATACTAGTGTTATGAAGAATAAAGAATTGACAGAAAAGCAAGAAGCATTCCTAATACACTTACCAACTGTAGGAGGTGATCCGAAACAAGCAGCATTACTAGCTGGTTATTCTGAATCTAGCTACCCTGCTGTTGTAAAAGCCTTACGCCAAGAGATCTTAGACGTAGCTACAGGCATATTAGCTCAGTCGGCCCCTAAAGCCGCTATGAAGCTAGTCCATATAATGGACAGCGCAGAGCCTATACCACAAGCTAACATGCGTATACAGGCCGCACAGACCATCCTAGACCGTGTAGGCTTAGGTAAGAAGGATACACTTGATGTTAATGTTAATACTACAGGTGGTATCTTCGTACTCCCCACTAAGAAAGAGACAATCATCGAGGGTGACTATGAGGAGATCTAGTAGCACAATCCCGTTTGGTTACAAACTAAACGATGAAGATGATAGTCAATTGGATGAGATACCCGAAGAGCTACAGGCTTTAGACTCTGTAGTCCCTATGATCCAGAACAAGACTTTATCTTTACGTGACGGTAGTATGTATCTCACGCATCTGACTGGCAGGTCTTTAAGCCATATGGGTCTAAAGAAGATTGCTGAGAAGCGAGCTTTTGGATAAGTTGGACTGGGAAGTTAACCCAGAGAACTATGCGACAGACGAGAACGGTGAGTTCGTCCTGAAAAAGGACGGCACCCCCAAGAAGAAAGCAGGCAGAGCAAAGGGATCTAAGGGTAAAGGTTACAACTACCACTCAGAGACTAAAGCTAAACTGTCTGCTAAGCGTACAGTTAGAGCTAAACAGAAGAAGCTCAAGGCGGCACAGGGCAAGGTAGACAATTACAAGAAGTCTATTGAGAATACTAAGAAGACCTTGGATGTCTTGAGCGACTCAGAGAAGTCAAAGCTGTTTAGCGAAGAAGAATTAGAAGCCCTACCAAAGAGCTTACGAGAAGAAGCTGAAGAGAGTGTTATCTTTAAGGCTAACGAAGGCCCTCAAGAGGACTTCCTTGCTGCTTCAGAGACTGATGTATTGTTTGGTGGAGCAGCAGGTGGCGGTAAGTCATATGCAATGATTGTTGATCCGTTGCGTTATGCGCACAGGTCTGCACATAGAGCACTGATCCTTAGACGATCAATGCCAGAGTTAAGAGAGATTATCGACAAGAGCCGTGAACTCTACCCGAAAGCCTTCCACGGGGCTAAGTACAGAGAAGTAGAGAAGATGTGGACTTTCCCCAGCGGGGCTAAAGTAGAGTTCGGCTTCTTGGAACGAGATGCAGATGTTTATCGTTATCAGGGTCAAGCATATAGCTGGATAGGCTTTGATGAGATCACACATCTACCAACAGAGTTTGCATGGAACTACTTAGCGTCACGTCTACGGACTACAGACTCAGAGATAGTTCCTTACATGCGCTGTACAGCTAACCCCGGCGGTGCTGGTGCTCATTGGGTAAAGAAGAGATACATCGACCCTAATGTTCCTCACGAGCCTTTCATGGGCGCTGACGGCCTTACAAGAAAGTTTATCCCAGCTAGTTTGCAGGATAACCCTTACTTAGCTAAGGACGGACGTTACGAGCAGATGCTAAAGGCTCTACCACCTACACAGCGTAAGCAGCTCCTAGACGGAGATTGGGATGTAGCAGAAGGGGCAGCCTTCACAGAGTTTGATAGATTCTTACATGTAGTAACCCCTTTTGAAATACCACTTCATTGGGAACGTGTAAAAGGAATAGATTACGGATATGCTTCTGAATCAGCTTGTATATGGGGAGCAGTAGACCCCAGCGATGGTACATTGATTATATATAGAGAGCTGTACCAAAAGAATTTACTAGGTACAGAACTCGCAGAGCTTATAACCAACATGGAACTAGCAGACCCCTTTTCAGTTTCGGGAGTCCTAGACACAGCATGTTGGTCAAGAACAGGTACAACAGGCCCGACAGTAGGTGAGACACTTGTCCGAGCAGGACATAAACTCCGAAGGGCTGATAAGAACAGGATTCAAGGAAAAATACAAATCCACGAATACTTGAAGATTACTCCAAGCGGTAGACCACGCATACAGATATTTAATACATGCCCGAACCTGATACGAGAACTTCAAGGAATTCCTCTGGATAAGAAAAACCCAGAAGACGTAGACACTCACGCATCTGATCACGCATATGATGCCTTACGTTATTTGATTATGTCTAGACCGAGAATGGCTAATCCTTTAGATAGGATGAGAGATCTTAAACGACAACAAAGCTACGCTCCTGTAGACTCAACATTTGGATACTAAAAATGAATCAAGAAAATAGTTTAATGCAGAATTCTGATGAGATATACTACGCCCCTGTTGAGGGTGAGTCAGCTATGCAATTAGAATTAGAAGAAGATGTCAGGAACAGATTTGTAGGTTTAGTAGAAGATCGTTATGCCCTCTCTAAAAATGCTAGAGAGCACGACGAACAAAGATGGTTAACGGCTTACCACAACTTCCGAGGACTCTATCCGAAGAACGTTAAGTTTCGTGAGTCTGAAAAGTCTAAAGTATTTATTAAAGTAACCAAGACAAAAGTTCTTGCAGCTTTCGGCCAGTTAGTAGATGTAATTTTTGGCACAGGTAAGTTTCCAATTGGTGTAAGAGAAACTAAAATCCCTGAAGGCATTTCTACTTATCAGCATCTTGACATGTCTGGTGCAGATATTGAAACTTCTAAAGCTCCAGAAGAGCTTAAAAAAGAAAAGAAAGAGATCGACCCTTTTGATATTGGATTTAAAGGCGACGGCAAAGTCTTAAAGGCTGGAGCTACCATGGGTGGCGGAGAGTCCTTTTTTGAAGAGGCGTTGAAGAAAAACGAAGCTGTTTTTGTAAACGGCCCCTCACCAATGGCAGAAACGTTAGAGATTTCCCCAGCTAAAGAAGCTGCACGTAAGATGGAAAAACTGATTCATGATCAGATTGAAGAATCTAGCGGCTCAAGTGAGCTACGTAATGCACTCTTTGAATCTGCATTGTTTGGCACAGGGATTATTAAAGGCCCATTTAACTTCAATAAAGAAATAGGCCGTTGGGATACAGATGAGAACGGTAATCGTTTCTATACCCCCGTAGCTGTGCGTGTTCCCCGAATTGAGTTTGTAAGCATCTGGGATTTCTTTCCTGATCCAAATGCAACAACCATTGAAGAATGTGAATACGTCTGCCATCGCCATAAAATGAATAAGTCGCAACTACGTGCTTTAGCTAAAATGCCTTATTTCAAAAAGGATGCTATTCGTGAGTGCTTACAGATGGGAGCAAACTATGAAGAAGCGGACTATGAGCACGAATTAAAAGATGATAGACGTACAGAGGATTATGGTTCAGGTCAGTATGAAGTAATAGAGTACTGGGGAATTATTGATGCAGAGTATGCCCGTGAAGTAGGTATGAACTTACCGGCAGAGATCGATGATTTAGATGAAGTACAGGTGAACGCTTGGATCAGCAATGGGAAACTACTACGTTCAGTTGTTAACCCGTTCACGCCGCACCGTATCCCTTATAATGCTTTCACTTACGAAAAGAACCCCTACAGCTTTTTTGGTATTGGTGTTGCAGAAAACATGGATGACTCACAGCAAGTAATGAACGGTCATGCTCGCATGGCTATTGATAACCTTGCATTAAGCGGCTCTCTAGTCTTTGACGTAGACGAGTCAGCTCTTGTGGGTGGGCAGTCTATGGATGTGTACCCCGGAAAAGTATTTAGACGACAGGCTGGAATGGGTGGACAAGCAATACACGGGATTAAATTCCCTAACACATCACAAGAAAACATGATGATGTTTGACAAGTTCCGTCAGTTAGCAGATGAGCAAACAGGTATTCCTAGTTACTCACACGGTCAGACAGGCGTACAGTCTATGACACGTACTGCATCAGGTATGTCTATGCTTCTAGGTGCAGCGTCATTGAATATTAAAACAGTAGTTAAGAACTTAGATGACTTCTTGCTTAAGCCTCTTGGTAAAGCATATTTCCAGTGGAACATGCAGTTTTTTGACGGTGAATTACAGATAGAAGGTGATCTAGAAGTAAAAGCTATGGGTACAAATAGCTTGATGCAAAAAGAAGTACGTAGTCAACGACTAACAATGTTCTTACAAACTGCACAAAACCCAGCTATTGCACCGTTTGTTAAGATGTCTAAGATTGTTAGTGAGCTTGCATACAGTTTAGATCTAGACCCAGATGAAATTTTAAATGATGCTGAAGAAGCTAAAATAGCAGCGCAGATTATAGGAGCACAGAATGCTGGACAAACAGCTGGCGGTCAAGCTGGCAACCCTAACGAACAACAAGGAGCTATGGCAGGCGATGCTGGAGCACCTCAACAACCTCAAGACCTTGGAGCTACAGGCACTGGTGGCGGCAACATCGGAACAGGAGCTGTACCGCAGGCAGGGGAGAGTGAATTCTCTGGATAACTTATTACAATTAAAAGAGCGTGTATCTGAAGCTCGTCAAAGAATAGAGGAATAAAAAATGCCAAACGAAGAAGACATGAAAGTAAAGTATGCAGTAGGCTCCGTAGCTCAAAGGGCTGTAGAAGGTTCAGACTCCTTATTAGAAGCTGCTAAGGCAGACGTTAACGAAATTAATCGTGGCCCTGCGGAAGAGACTTTACTTTCTACACCTGATCGTGGCGCTCCGCAGATCCGGCCTGAAGCAAGCCCAGAAGAAAGCAAAGATGTTGAAGAAGAGCTATCAATCCCTGTGCCAGTGTTAGCCTCTATTTGGTTTTCAGAAAATACTGAACCGCCTGTAGAAGAAGAGGTGGACGCTTTTGAAGATGCCGTGACTGATGCTGTAACTGAAAACGAGCCGGTTTTTAAATTCAAAGATAAAATATATAGTATAGATAAAGCATCTCTAATGGAAGTCACTGAAGAGCTTGACCAAGAGAGGAAGGGTTTCTTTTTTGGATCACTAGCTAAACGAGTAAAAAAACTATCTAAGGGTAGAAAAAGCAAGAAGGGCGGTCGTGGACTAGGTGGTGCTATTTCCCGTTCAATAGAAAGATTAAGAGGAAGACAACAAAAAGCTTCTCCTGCCCCAACTAAAGTAATAAACATGGGCAATGTAGTAGCTACAAAATTCCCGAGGTTTTCTTCGAAAGAAGTTAAAAAACCTATGGGTGGTTTCTTTTCCGCTATCGGTAAGATGGTAAATAAACAAGCGGGAAGCGGCGTTAAAAAACAGGTAAAGAAAGGCGCACCCAGTAAGCGTAACAAGCCATTTAAAAACTCTAGAGGTTCTAAATTTTATAGAGGTTTTAAAGGTCGTTTTGGTTTTGAAGAAGGTGGTATGCCTGTAGATACATACCCCAATATTGCTCCTGAAGACATGGCAGAAGTAAAAGCGTCACAACTTCCTGATAGTGAGATGGAAGCTAAGTACGAAGAGTTTATTCTTGGCGAGGCTTTAAGTCCAATAGATCAAGATTACCTAATGGATTCGTTAGGTGAAGATGCAAAATTAAGTACCATCTTCGATAGAGTGATGGATGTAGCAACAGAATTTTCTGGTGCGGGTGCAGTAGAAGGCATCGGTACTGGAGTATCAGATTCGATACCGGCTAGGTTATCGGACGGTGAATTTGTTTTCACCGCAAAGGCCGTTGAAGCAATAGGCGTAGAAAACCTCCAAAGAATGATGGACGACGCTGAACGAAGCTTTGACGAACGTGATGGAAAGGCATATGGAGGCGCAATGAGTAGTAGCGCCGAAGACGACGAAAGTATAGACTATAATTCGAGGGGCGACAATATCAGCACTCAATTAAACGCCATACTTTTAGAAGCTAATCCAATGTCACACCGATAGTAAGGCCACCTATTTATTTAGCCCCTTACTAAAACAACAACAATTAACCTAGAGGCCACCTTTTCAGTTCAAGCCCTTATGATGTTTAGCTAACTCATAGCCACCTTGAAAGACTAAAAAGCCCCCACAGGAGAGCGACAGAATGACAGAACAAGTAGAGCAAGAAGTAAGTGAACAAGCAGTGAATCCCTATAATAAGGATAAGTCTTGGCATACGCCAGATGCACCTAATAAAGGAAGAGCTGATTCTTTATTCTTTGACGATTCTAAACAGGCCACCTCGGAAGAAGCCCCTGTAGAAGAAACAGAAAAGAAAACAAGAACTAATTATAAAAAACGATACGATGATTTAAAGAAACATTATGATGAGAAGGTTTCCAACTTTAAACAGCGAGAAGCTGAGTTAGAGGCGGCGGCGACTAGTGGATTGAGTTCCGACTACACACCCCCGAAGACTTCAGAAGACTTGCAAGAGTTTAAAGAAAAGTATCCTGATCTGTATGAAACGGTAGAGACTGTAGCGCATCAACGCACTGCGGAACAAACTGAAGCTTTGAGACAGCAGTTAAGTGTTCTCCAACAACGAGAACAAGGAATTGCACGTAAAGAAGCTGAGTCTACTCTACATGAGCGTCACCCTGATTTCAACGAGATCAGACAAGACGATAATTTTCATGCGTGGGCTGATACTCAACCGGAGCAAATTCAAGGTTGGATTTATCAAAACCCAGACAATGTTCAACTAGCAATCAAAGCTATCGACCTTTATAAATTAGAAAGTGGTATCACTTCTAAAAGCGCTAAACGTACTGCATCAAAGTCGCAATCTACTGGATCAGCAGCAGACATGGTATCTACAAAAACTACTTCCGTAGGTGCCAATGAGCCAAAGATCTGGACACGGAAAGAGATCAACTCTCTCTCTATGGCCGACTATGATAAATATGAATCAGAAATAGATCAGGCTGTAACAGAAGGAAGAGTTGCTTCTTAAACTTTTATTCTTTTAATGAGGTAACACACAATGACTAGTAATACATCTAACGACAACTTTGACGCTTCAGGTTCTAACTTTGGCGGAGCATCACCAACAGGTAACTTTTTACCGGAAATCTACTCGAAAAAGGTTCAAAACTTTTTCCGTAAAGCTTCTGTAGTAGAAGGCATCACTAACACTGATTACTCTGGCGAGATCAGTTCTTTTGGTGACACTGTTAAGATTATCAAAGAACCAACAATTGAAGTGTTTGATTACACTCGTGGTAGCGATACTACTCAAGCAACACTTACTGACACTCAAACTACATTAGTAGTTGATCGTGCTAACGCTTTCAAATTCATCGTTGATGATATTGAAGAAAATATGTCTCATGTAAACTTTAAAGAGATTGCTGCTTCTTCTGCTGCATACTCGCTTAAAGATGCGTTTGATAAAGGCGTACTTGCCAACATGATTGCTAACTTGTCAGCAGCTACACCAGACCATATCATCGGTGCTGATGCAGCCGCAGGCACTGGCGGAGTTGTTGAAACTACTGCTTCAGTAGATATTTTAAGCACTGCTGGTACAGTAGTAGATCCTCTTGACCTTATGGCTCGAATGGCTCTTAAACTTGACGAAGCTAATGTTCCAGAAGAAGGCCGATGGTTCTTAGCATCTCCTGATTTCTACGAGCAGTTAAGCCAGTCTGGTTCTAAGTTATTGTCAGTAGACTTTAACGCAGGCCAAGGTTCAATCCGCAACGGTTTGGTAAGCACTGGTAAGTTACGTGGCTTTGAAATGTATAAGTCTAATAACTTAGCTCCATCAGGCTTAACTGCGGCAGGTATTGTTTTAGCAGGTCACATCTCAAGCACAGCGACTGCTCAGACAATTATCAATACTGAAGTTCTTCGTGACCCTACAAGCTTTGGCGACATCTGTCGTGGCTTGCACGTTTACGGTTCTAAAGTATTACGTCCAGAAGCATTGGTCGGCGCATACTACGGCTAATAGCAACAACTAAGTGCGAGGGGTGTAAAAGCCCCTCAATCTTTTAAGGAGATATACATGCCCCAAATAGGAACTCCAGAAAAACCAGTAAAACTTAAATGGAACAAGGTAATTAAAGTATCAAGTTCTGCGTATACTGGAACAGCAAAACAGAATTACGATGATAACTACGATAAGATTTTCAATAAAACGAAGAAGACAACAGAGGCCAAGTAAATGGCAACAACTTTTAAAGAATTAACAAATCAAATTCTTCGTGAACTAAACGAAGTAGAATTGACTACATCTAGTTTTCCTTCGGCTGTGGGCATACAAGCACACATTAAAGATTGTATTAACAAAGCTTATTTAGATGTTGCTATTGACGAACCTCAATGGCCTTTCTTAGCTGCTGCTGAAAGCGGATCACTAGACCCTATGTACGGTAACGCATCTATAGAGTCAGTAGCTGGAACACGATGGTATGAATTAAAACCATCTAGCTCATCTCTTGGGGACGATTACGGCTCTATAGACTGGGATAACTTTTACTTAACAACTGTAGGTGTTGCAGGAGAAACAGCGCCTTATGTATCTAAAAGTCTACACTATTCAACCACAGAAGATTGGAATAGATTTAGACGGGCGAATGAAAACGCAGACGATGCAGATCAAGCAAAGGGAGGCGAGCCTACACATATTATTAGAAGCCCCGATGGGCGTAAGGTAGGTTTAAGTCCTATCCCAAATAAAGCATATAAAGTTTGGTTTTCTGCATATAATCAAATAACTAAACTTTCAGCAGAGTCAGACACAATCGTCATACCGGATTCTTATATTAATGTTGTTCTAGCAAAAGCCCGATATTATTGCTGGCAGTTTAAAGATAATCCGCAAGCAGCTTCCTTCGCTATGGAAGACTATAAAAAATCCTACGATCAAATGCGTTCTAATTTATTAGAGCCTACCCCCACATATATAACAGACGATAGAGTGAGGTTCGTGTAAGATGGCTCAAACGCAACCTTATGGCTTCGCATGTAAAGGCGGGTTAAATTTAAACAGGAGCAGCTTTGATCTTCAAGATCAGGCAGGCGTAGCTGCACAACTTTTAAACTTTGAAGTTGACGGCGATGGCGGCTACCATAAAATTAAAGGCTGTACAAAAGTAACGAACGACGTAAGAAGTCGTATAATTCTATCACCAACGATAGATAGTGTAGGCGCTGACACTACTCTCAATGCATCGATTGAAGGAATAATAGGTTATAAAACAGGTGGTATTGCCTATAGCGGAACGTCTATTGTCTTTACGCAGGACGGCACAAACTGGATGCAGATAGACAGAATTACATCTGGCGCAGGCGGAGAAGATCACGCTACGTTTATAAGTAATAATACTGCGCTTGGACAGGCGAACAACGAACCAATATCTTTTATAGTTTATGAAAGTGCTGCGACAGAAGACCAGATTATAATATGTAATGGGGTAACTGCACCTTGGCAAATTCTTATTACAGGCAATGGTGCACCAACTAACTTAACTTATAAAGTTAATCAGATACAAATCTCTCATGGCGAGGGCGGATACAATTTTAAACCCACCACTGGCGTAACACATAAAAATAGATTAGTGTTGGCTGGAGATCCCGCACACCCCAATTCAGTTCTCTACTCCGCCGTAATCACAGGTGACATTACTTTTTCGGGAGGCACTTCAGGTGTGGTCGTCTTAGAGGATAAAGTAGTGGGAGTGTCTAGCTTTAAAGACACTGTGGTTGTGTTCTGTAAATCAAGTATCCATAAGATTGAAAACTTAGGAGACGCAGCAAACCAAAGAGTTGTCACGATCTCAAAAAATGTAGGTTGTGTGTCTAAAGAAACGATTCAAGAACTCGGTGGAGATTTAATATTTCTAGCACAAGACGGGTTAAGGACTTTAGCAGGCACAGATAAAATAGACGACACAGAACTCGGCACAGTAAGTAGACCCATCCGTACAATATTAGATAAAAAGATACTTGAGAATATAAATCTTTTAGATCTAGCAAGCGTTGTGATAAAAAGTAAAAACCAATATAGGTTGTTTTATTCTAACAGGGCAGCCCCTGCCACAAGCACTTCTGCTGGGCGGGAAAATGACATAGAGAACTCTCAAGGCATTATAGCCACTTTGACATCGCAAGGCTTAGAGTTTTCTGAATCACTAGGAATGCAGTGTAAAGCAATAACTTCTACTATAATAAATAATGAAGAAACAATTTTCCACGGAGACAGGTACGGAGCTATATTACGACACGACAGGGGCACAGGATTTTTTACAGACGCACAATATAAAAATATACGAGCTGTATATAGAACACCTTATTTAGATTTTGGTGATATGGGAACTCAAAAAACTTTAAATTATGTAAATTTAAAACTAGAAGCAGAAGGTGTTGTTACACCCACACTAGGTATTAGATATGGTGAAGAAAACTATACTCCTATACAGCCTACTGATATTGTGCTTCCTCGCTTAACACTGCCCTCCAACTTTGGCTCAGCCCGCTTTTCAAACAGCGTTTATGAGTTTGCTTTTGGCGCTCTTACGTCCCCTTTAATAAGACAAGCAGTTCAAGGTAGCGGCAATACAGTACAAATAAAACTACTATCAGATGATCAGCAAGCTTCTTTTAGTATTCAAGGAATATATATTAATTATTATCCATCGGGTAGGAGATAAGTAAATGGCAGTTTATACACAGTTAATAAGTTCATATGACGACGGCGAGACTATATACGCCAGTTTGTTTACGAATGAATTCAATCAGATTATAGCTGCTTTTGATAAAGCTTCTGGACACAATCACGACGGAACCACAGATGGCTCCGGTGCACCTATCACTACGTTATATGGAAACATTCTTACCTTGGGTAAAGGGACGGGTGATGTTCGGTTAAGCTTTAATGCAAGTACAAACGATGGTGTCTTAATTTGGAAGGATACTGAAAACCATTTTATGTTCCATAACTCTGTTTTAATTGACACCCCCAGTCTCGGCCACGCTGCTGGTGACGAAGTTGTTCAGTTAGAAATTAGTGGTGACAATGCAAATAATTCTATACTTAGAGTTGTTGAGGAACGAGACTCAGCTACAAGCACTGATTGGCTGAGCACACATAAACGCATAGAGTTTGCCGTGGACGTAACAAGAATGTCGTATATCGCTCAAAACTTTAATGGCGATTACGGACTTGAGATCGGAAGCTCTGCGGGAGGCGGCCCCAATACTGTTTTTTCGACAAGCGCACAACCTTGGATCTCAATGAAAAAAGCAGCAACAGGTAACGGGGCAGGGGCGGTTGAGTTATACTATGGCGATAATGGCACTTCAGCTAAAAAGCTTGAGACACAAGTAAATGGCATTACTGTAACAGGGAGTGACCAATACACATCAATAGTTTTTAAACAAGACCAAAACGGCCCCCATCCCGTAGCTTCCGATCTTTGTCGAATACAAGCTACTTGGAACGAAGGTGGTTTATCATCAAGCTACTTAGATTTTATGATCGCCGATGATGACCTCGACGGGTTTCGATTCCGAGCTAAAAACTTTGAAAACGGTAATAGCGCTGTTTACGAAGACTTTATGACAATAAAGTTTGATCCTCTCGTCACTGCTCGTGATGAAGGAATTATAACTATTAATGGCGGCATACGTCAACAAGGGCAGCAGTATAATCTTTTTGTTAGAGATGATGTTGCTGGCTCACCTGCTCTATACGTCCAACAAACAGCGTCAACAGGTAGAGTTGCTTCGTTTCAGTTTGGCAGTGCTAATGCTAACGGAGGAACTGAAGTCCTTGGAGTTCTCCACGACAAGATAGAAGTAACGGGTACAGTAGAGGCAGATGGTTTTAGCGGCACTGGTAGTGTAACTATCACTGACTTTATTGATGATGATAGTTTTGACAGTGCATCCGCAACTAATGTCCCTACTTCTGAGTCTGTTAAGGCTTATGTAGACGCACAGGTTGAAGACCAAGATACCTTAGCTGAAATTTTAGCCATAGGTAATACTACTGGTGGTACAGATATACAGTTGACTGCTGGTGACAAAATTGTTGGGCCATCCAGCGGTGGACTCGGCGATTATCTAACGATCCAGAACGGGTCGGGCGCACAAGGCGTTTACATAACCAGTAGTGATGGTCTTTCAAAGGTTTATGCCTCTGAAACGTATGTGAGTCTTTATCACACTGGGGGCGATAACGCAGGCCGGAAGTTACAGACTACAAACTCAGGCATAGACGTAACAGGTACGGTTACAGCGGATGGTGTGACATTAGGTAATAATGAAAGAATCACTTTAGGCGCAGAATCTGACGGCAAGTTAGAGATATATGAAGCTACTGGCGGCAACGGTGTTATTGAGCAGACTGGTGCTGGTAGCCTTGTATTAAAAGGGCAAAACACAGATATACATAACGATGCTAACGACCTGATGATAAGAGCTGGGGTAAATGAAGCTGCACTTTATCATCGCAATGGCGATAACGCAGGTAAGAAATTACAAACTACAAACACAGGCATAGACGTAACAGGTACGGTCGCTGCCTCTGACGGATTAACCGCAGACTATATTGATTTAACTGGTGGTAAGTCAACTACGAGTACAGGGGCTATCTGCGCTGATAAAATTAGATTTAGTGCTGAGACTTCAGACGAAGCCGCAATATATGCGAGTGTAGATGGTCTTAATACCAGTTTATTTATCCAGTCTGCTGACGATGCAAGTGACAAGGTAAGAATTGTTGCGGGCGGCACAGAGGCTTTAACTGTTGCTAATACAGGCATAGACGTAACAGGTGAAGTCAAAGGTGACACACTAACTATTGATAACGGCAGTGGAGACACTAACGGATATATAGCAAGTGCGACAGGTGCAACTCGGTTTACAGTTAAGAGTACGCACGATGGCCTAGAAACAGAAGAAGTTGCGGGTGTTGAGATTGGAGCTAAAAGCCTATCTTATCTTGATTTAAAAACTCCTGACACTGATGATTACGATTTAAGAATATATCATTCAGAGCCAGCAAACCACTCAATGATAAATTCTTTAAACGAAGATTTATTCTTGCGGTCAGGCGGCAAAGTAGCCTTACAACACGCAGGCGCAAACACTAAGCTAGAAACTACAGCCACAGGCATAAACGTAACAGGGGTAATTGACTGCGACACCAGCTTGCAGATACGCTCCACGGCTACTGCTGATAACGATGCAATGCCTGACATTTATCTTGATAATCAACATGTACCAGCAGATAACCAAAACCTCGGAATGATTCAATTCAGAGGTTTTAACGATGCGGTGCCCGCAGAAATGCAGTCATATGCACATATCTATGCACAACAGGTAGATGTAAGTGATGGAGCTGAGAAAGGTAAGTTAGTTCTGACAGCTAGAAACGGCGCTAGTTATGTTGAGGCTTTACAAGTAACTAAAGACGGTATAGACGTAACAGGTACAGTTGATTTAGATAACTTAACCATTGCTACCGCTCAAGGTACTGCTGGTCAGGTACTAAAATCTACTGGCTCAGGTATTGAGTGGGCTTCTGTTGCTTCTGGCGGCGGTGAAACCTTAACTCAAACACTTGCTCTGGGTAACGCCACTGGCGGTAATGATATTGTAATCACGGATGGAGATGTTATCACAGGGACAGCCGACCCTGTTATTAGACCGCCAGCACCATCTGCTGGATACGGCGCTCCCGCAATACAGTTACAAACCAGTGGTGGTTTTGCGAGAATTATCACAACTGATCTTGAGTGTAAGTTGTTTTATGGGGCTACGGCAGCGGTGGCGGCCCTAAAGCTAGAAACTACTAATGCAGGCGTGACCGTAAAAGGTGGTGTTATTGCTGATGAAATTGCAGCACCCAACTCATACGTTCTTACAACCTCAGCAGTTATGCTCAACTCACAAAATTGGAATGGTAAACAAGTTTGGAACAAACACGCTGGCAACACCACACTAACCCTAGCTACTGATGCTCAAGCACCTGTAGGGTTTTCAACCACCATTAGCGTAATGAGTTCAGGATTTACCATGACCCTAACCCCAGACACAGGGGATACCATTAAGTACCTAGACCCCGTAGCTAACACTTGGACAGGTACAGTTGATCAAAACCTTGTTATAGGTTCTGGCGGTGTTATAGATCTAATTAGGACTGCGACTAGCGAGTGGACTGTCTACGGTTCGGGAGTTGTGTAATGGGCACTTCAAAAGCGGTTAAGGTAGCTGGGGGAGGTGATCAACAGTTGAGGGTTATACCCCCTGAGTCAAATAATGACTTAAAAAACCCACTAAGGAACCAAGACAACTATCCAGTGGCCTACACTTATAACGGGGCACCTGCCCCAAGCTCCACAACTGGCACCAGCGGTGTTAGTAGTTTTGTCGCTGACTGGGGCCACTACGGTGCAGTGTTCTTATCCCCAGAAGGGTTGGGTAGACAGACTGGGTTTCAAAATTATATGTTGTACCCATACCCAGACTGGGAAGACACAACCTTCAGCCCAGACCCTGTAGATACAAACAGAGTCCTTAAACTTTTTGGAGCTGGTGCACTATACCCAGCACAGCAAACTGTACCGAACACAGTTGTTCGAGGCCAAGCCTACACTAGTGGCACTACTAAATATCTAGATCAATACGAGACTAGAACTGCGGGCCACATGACTGATACTGTGAATGATACAGCTAGTTCCACAACCAGTATGGATAATTCTGGCATATGGACTCACGAGGCTTGGACACAATGGGTTGACATTCCAGCAGGAACTACCCACATTACGTTTGGTGTTACAATGCGTGTCCCAGCAGGAGATCAGTTAAGGACTGATAACTGGGGTGGTGTTTACGTCTGGCAAGATATCCTCTTTAATGGAACTACTCTGATAAGGCAGACAGATTATGTTAGGGTGTATAACTCTAGCAATACCAACCAGAGTGACTTACCAACAGGTACGGCTTATAGCAACACTGGCAATGCGCAGTATAACTGGAATGTCTATGGTTCATATCCTTACGCCGTAAGCCCCCATACTTGTGAAGGGGCAAACCCTCTTCTTAACTATATTGATGAAGTAGACGCAATTGACCAAGACGATTTAGGGGGTTTTGTTAGAAAAGAGTACCAAGTAGAGGTGTTCACTTTTGGCACCGACCCTGTCAACGAAGCAACTAGTGTGGGTATCGGTTTATTTTTTGCAGAAAACGCTAAGTACAGGTATGATGAAGACTCTGACGACAGCGGGTCTATAGAGTTTTTTAATCCGTCCATCACATTCCAAACAATAGTATAGGAGAATTATGAGCCAAGTAACTTTAGTACAAAAATTCTTAACCGACCAAAGTTCTGTAACTGAACAGGAGCTGGTGGATAATGCAGCACTTACCGTCCCCACTACCAATACAAACAGTCCAGAATTCTACGCTGGTGTTGTCTCTGAAATGGCTGTTGGGTGTCTAAAGAACGAACCCGATGGTATATCTAAGCCTGTTTCTAAGCAGATAGATTATTGGATTGTTAAGTATTACGAATCTCTAGAAGTATAGTAGTCGCCTATCGTCATCCAGAGTTAGGCTATGAATGATAATACAACCTTAACTGAAAAGTTTGTTACCCGTTACCCTACAACTTAAAAGGATTTTAAATAATGAGCAAAGATGTAACCACTCATGACCTGTTAGCCCGTATTGAAAAGCATGAGGGTGAATGTGCAATTAGATGGAAGAATGTGGAGTCTCAACTGAACCGAGGCGGGAACATTATGAACAAGTTAGAAACACGTATATACGGTTTCAATGCTATACTACTTACTGGCATTATAGCTATCCTATTTAAAATAGTTTAATTTGAAGGACTTATACAATGAGTAAATATTTACAAGCTTTAGAAGAAACAAAAACACAGAGAGAGAACTTCCGATGGGGTGGTAGTAATTCTAAAACAAAAGATGCGAAAAAGGCAGCAGATGCGCAAGCGAAGGCGACTCAAGATGCAATAGATAAAGCAGTGAAAGAGGCAACAGAAGCTGCAACGAAGGCAAATGAGAAGCTGGCAGCGGATAAGGCAAAGCTAGAGAAAAAAGCGCCTACCGATTTAGAGTTAACACCTGCACCCAAAGCTGAAATTACAGATGTAAAAACTGGGTTGGCTGCGGATGTTTCTTTAGACCCTGAAGCCTCTAAACAATTTACTACTTCAGAAGATGAAGTATATAAAATTCCAGAAACGACAAGAAGCACTGAGCGAGATGCTAAAGATGTTAAAGCTGTCGCACTAGGCACAGCCAACGCAACAACTTCAAAAGCAGACACGGACATTGGAACTGTAGATGCAGCTAATTATACAGCTACTAAAACTGCGGATATGGAAGGGTCAGACTTATCTATTTTCGGTGAAGCCCCACAAGGCGTAGCCGCTACAGTCATGAAGACAGTGGATGTAGCTAAACCTCGGACTGCCGGTGCCGCAGCTGATGCACTTGCAAGTGGAAGTGGTGTAGATGCAGGACTTAGTACCTCTATTGCAAGCGATCCCGTAGGTGCATTAGATCAAATAGACGGCGCAGATATAGAAAGCCGTGCAAATATTGCGGCTCTTCCAGAAGAAGCTCTAATGTCTACACAGATGGACGGGCTTTTAGAGGGTATGGAAGAAGGTAAAACACCTTTATGGGCTTTACCAGCGGTGAATAAAGTAAATGCAATGCTGGCTGCTAGAGGCATGACAGCTTCTAGTGTAGGTCGAGACGCTTTATTTAGTGCTATCATTCAATCAGCTATGCCGATAGCACAGGATAACGCTAAA